GTTTTGTAGTAGATCATGATTTTCTTTGCAAATCACTGTTCCCACAATTTTTTCAATAAAACCAGTAATCTCTTCTCTTTGCGGTTTCAAACTATGCTTTACACCAGCTCCGTGACTGCTGAAGAAGAGTTGATAAGCTGTTGATCCAATACCAGTTATTGATCCTGTTGATCCAATGCCTAACGGATTAGTTGATATTCCTAAGAAATTTCTACCCTCATTGATAGCAAAAACTGGAGAGTTATTTGGAAGAGCAAAAGTTGAAATACCATTGTAAACATTTAATGATGTTCCATCACCATTTGAATATAAAAGTTTTTCACCTGTCTTGAATCCATGTTCTTGTAAGAAAATTTGTTGAGTAGGAACAAAGGTCGAGCTAATTCCATTTCCAGAAACTTTATATGTATATACAACAGTATTACCAACTCCAACTCCAGCAGTTGAACCAAGTGAAACACTTTCAACTGGATTAAAATAACGTGGAATATTAACATTTGTTATGATATTGGTGTTTATTCCAATATTAAAACTAATCGCTCTATTCAAAGAAGTGACAACATTTCCAGCACTATGAGCTGTACCAAGAACTCCATCAAACTCTCTTTGAACTCTTACTTTTCCATTTACATTATCAACATTCAAAACTAACATTCTTTCAGTTGATATTCCTAAAACATCATTTGCATTAATATTTCGAGCACTTAAATCACCTGTTATATCAATACTGGTAACGATTCCTGTAGCACCTGTAGTTCCAAGACCAACATTTAAAAGATATCTTGATGTGCTAAATCCGATTCGATGTTGACCATCAAGTCTTCTAAGTGTGTCTGTAGATAAACCAGATACATTGATAATATCTCCAACTAATAATCCGTGAGGTTGTGATGAAAGACCTATTACATTTCCAGTGCGATTGTCATAACTAAAAATAACATCTTCAACTTTTATTACTGTAGATGCAATTGATACTATTTCTTTTCCATCAATTACTGATATTTTTGTTGATAAACCACTTCCATCACCTAAATTCTTAATATTTAATTTTTCATTAACTTTATAACCAGATCCAGCACTCTCAATCTCATATTGATTAATTTTACCAGAGGATGAAAAATTAACCTCAATTTCTTGTAATACTTTTTTTCTACTATCAAATATTCCTTCATACTCTGATCCAGCAGCATCAAGTTTGTATGGATTAGTATTTCTTCTAAGATTTAAAGTATTCAGATCAATATTTTGATTATTTGTTTCTACAAAATTCCAATCATTAGGTTTTGCAGCAAAATTAGCACCAATTAAATATGGGAAAGCTGGAGATCGGAAATTTTTAAATGTTCCACTTGTTTCGTTTTCACTTGGATTAATTGTTGCAAAGTAAGCATAAGTTCCCTTTGGATAATCAGGTGTAATACAATATCGTCCATTATTTTCATCAAGATCGCCATCTGCGAGATAATCATAATCTTCAATAAAAAATCCAAGTGGGAAAGTTGATATTGGAGGGCCATTCTCTCTTGATGTTTTAAGAGAATAACTAGATCTCATGATTCTAACAGAACCACCATCTTTACGATCATATCCATACGGGCCATATATTGGATTACCATCATAAGACCATCCTAAAATAGGTGAATGATTAAGAGATACTTGTTCTGCGTTGTTTAAAATATTTAAGTCATTTGAAGCATAATCAATAGTTCCATCACTATTTTTTGATTTTAATATTTTTCTAAGAGCTCTTGGTGCGTAGAATGATGTAAACTTAATACCTTCATCATTATCACCACGACTCAAGAATCCATCATCATCGTAAAATATATCCTCATATCTTTTGATATTATTAACTGACCAAGATCTAATTTTTGGCAAGAATACAGCTCCTGTGCCAGGCAAATTTTCTTGAACCCCAACTAAAGATGTAGTATATCCAACTCCTCCATTTTTAACTGTAACAGAATCAACTCTTCCATTTTTAATTGATGACACTAATTTTGCACCTACACCATCTCCCAAAATTGTTAAATCTGGAGTGGATGTATATTCACCACCAGAACGAGTTACAATTACGGATTGTATTTTTCCATTTGTAACAATAGCTTTATATTCTGATGAAGAACCAGAAGAAACTCTTACAGATGGAGGAATACTGAAATTAAATGTTGTGGATGCACCATAACCTATTCCTGCCTTTTCAACGTTTACAGAGGTAATAGAACCCCTTACAATGGGATTTACAATTGCATTATAGTCTTCACCTTCACCACCAGATGTATTAATACCTATAATTCCTTTTACAGAAACTTGAATTGGTGGATAGTTAAATGTGTGTTCACCTGATCCAACAGATGTAAGTCCAACAAATTGTTTACTCAAATAATTTGCATTTGATAAAGTAGTTCCAATGCCAGCAGCTGCCAATCTAAATTGACTATCATTCTCTTTTATAACGTAATAATCTTGATCTGTATCAAGACCACCAATCTTAACCTCATTATTTGAATATCTAATTATTTCACCATCTTCAAATCCGTGGTTAGTATATTCAATATAATCAGAATATGTATTGATACCAGCTGTGGGAATTAATCTTCTCTTATTTTCAAATCCTTCGCCAGGATTTTGTACAATAACATCACCTAAAACTAATTTTTTGCTTAAACTTTGAAGTCTTTGAGCTCCATCTGCAAAACCTGTGATATTAATTAGATTTGATTTTGTTAAAGCATCATTTTTTGTATTTGCTAATTTAATTGTTGACGCATTGACTCTTGATACAAAATAGATAGATTCATCAACAAGCCTTTGATCTGGACTACTTTGAATTGCAGTTGTTGTAATTCCAGCACTTGCAATACCAATCGCACCTGTATTGAATGTTTTATAAATTACAGATTCTCCATCACGGAACTTATGAAATGTTCCAAAACCTATTGTATCATCTGCGATATTGATTGCATTACCAGTTGAAGATGCGTCAAAGTCAACAAAGTGATCTATCTGTCTTAGTCTTGATCTTAAAACTGCGTTTTTACCATTACCACCTGTGATTTGAACAACTGGGGGTTCAGTATAATCAAAGCCTGGATCTATGATATCCATTCTATGAATTTGACCTTTTATAACAGGTGTGGCACTTACTCCAGCACCTGCTAAACTTTCAACAGTGATTTTTGGTGGATTAATAATATCATATCCAGCTCCTCCTCCTAATACATCAATTGATTCTACACCACCGAATTGAATAACATCACCTGACTTATAATTAGATATTTCAGTTCCATTTACCAATATTCCAGTAGTGCCTGGTATAGTTTGATACTGATTACCATCAAATGTAGGTGTTAAAGGAATTTTCTTTAATAATTTTTGATGATCTAATTTTTTATTTGCTAACTCTGGAACAGATATTTTAAAAGTTCCTGTTCCTGTTGCATTTACAAAGTTTCCGTTAATTAAATCTGGTAAGGAATTTGCAAGACGAATATTATTAGAATCAACACGACTTATAAAGTAATTGTTTCCGTCAATTAATTGTCCTAAGAAACCACTAATAGTATTATATGTCACCACCTCTCCAGAATAGAATCCATGATCAGAAGCACCCTCTGTAACCTGTATCAACTGTATAACGTCTCCGCCAGTGGCGCCAGTCCACGTTATAGACCGATCTGGCGCTACTATAGGTTCATTACCTAAACTTGGTAATGATGGTGAGGCAACATACATATTATCATTTGATTCTTCATAAACATTTTGAACATCAACAGTGTATTTTGTAATATTATCATGAAGTGAACTATTACCTCTTTTTGTTTTTCTTCTTATAAATGCGATGGTAAATTCGTTAACGCCAGGCAAATCACCTAGTATTAAAGTAGAACTGTTAATTGTACTAAGAACACGACCCAATCCAATTACATTTGAATTAGCATCTAAAACCTCAATTGAATCCTCCTCTAACAACTTATGATCTGATTGAGTAACAATATTAAAACTACTTGATGATACCTTAGTAACAGTCTTTGGAGTTTGTTTTACAGTTGTATTATAAACCCAAGATCCGAAATTAGAGTCCTCAGAACTTTTGTTAATACCGAAAGTACCAACTCTAACTTTATCTCCCTTATTGAAGTAATAAGTTTCTTTTGGAATTGGAAAATCCTTTAGAACACCAGTAATTAAAACATTGATCTTATTTGTTCCACTTGCAAATGAATAACCATAAGCGACATTGTTATATCTAACATCATCACCAATACTTAAAGTATCCACAGCTGTAGATATTCCTAAGAATTGATTTGCAGTTTTACTTGTATAAGTAACAACACCAGCAGTTGCAGCTGTTGGTAAAGATAAAGATCCACTGGTAGGAAATCCAACTGTGGTATCAACTGTCATTACAGTAGAACCAACAGACACTGGATCAGTTATACGAGTTCTGCCTGGAACTTTAAAATGACCTTCTATCGAATCTTTTGATATACTTATCTGATAATAGTGATCTCCATCAACAACAAAATCTTTTACATCAGATATCGCACCAGAAGCACCAAGAATGGTTTTATCATTCTTATCTAAATCTTGGAAAAGTGTTGATCCTTTTAAATTTCTTGGATCTCCTGTGATTGATTTAACTACAAAATCTTGTGCAAATCCATAATCTGCATCTGAGGGTTTGATTAAAAACTCAGATGGTTTAATAATATTAACTTCTTCACCATACAAAGCTCGAAATAAAATTTTATATGACTCATCTGTTCCTTTTGTTCTATAAAAATCTTTAATTTGTCGAATAAACTTAACTTGATCTAAATCACTATCAAATTTTCTCTGTTCAAATCCACTTGCAAAGGTAGTTTTAAGTTTTTTAAAGAAATCACGAATGAAAAGATTTGATAAATTAAAAACTTTTGTTCCACCAGTATGTGCAACACCAGTGCTTGTATTAAAAGATAACAAATCAGGGCGAGTAGGCTGATCCATTGCATCAACACCACTAAACCCCCTCACACACCCTGTAAAGGACGTTGTTCCAATGCCTGTGTATGTAATGATCTCATCATCTATTTTAAGCAATCCATACTTACTTGGATAACCTTTCGTAGAATCTACAAAGATTGTGTCTGAGTATGATTCTGTATTTGTTGATAATCCAGTGTATTCTGTAAGTGCAGCGCCGACATATGTTTGTAATTTAGTATATCTATCAAGATTCTCGGCAATATTAATTGATCCACCCTGATACTCTTGGGAAATATAGTATTGTTTCATAAAATCCACAAAAAGTGGACTTTCTGACTGAACAAACTCAGGTAACTGATTTTCAATTACCTGATTGATTTCGACTCTTTGAATTGAGGTATCTATCATTAATATCCGCCGCCAGAACTAGATCCACCACTTGATGTGGATGGGGTAGATGTTGTTGAAGTTGTCATGGTCGAAGTATATGTCGTGCCTGACGAAGTTGTTGTCGTTGTTGAAGAAGCAGTTGATGGAAGAACTGAGTCGGTGGTTGACACTGGAGAACTTGAATTTCGAGTATAAGTTGGTGTGTAGTAACTGTGAACATGAACAAATCTTGATCCAGATGTATTTTCACCTGATGCGATTAGATCTTGAACAATTTTAATGTTTGTATTTGACATATCAAATTTAACATACAAATCATTCAGTCCAACTACGTCATTTGAATGAGGAATTGCTTGAATTTCAATGACATTGTTTGCAATTACTGTCGAAAGTATATTTACAGTATCTATAAGTATTTCACCATGCATATAATCAACTGTCCCTGCATTTTTCTTAATTACAACAGGAGTTCCTCCCTCTGTGTATGTAAAGAAGAAAATTCGACCCTTATCTCTATCAATTGACTCATCAGCAAGATAAACAGTTCCAGCAACACCTTGAATTCTAAATCCAGTCGAAACAACGTTGTAAGACTTTTCTTGAACATGGAACATATTTCCAAAACACACTTCATATTGAGCAAACTTACTAATTTCTGCTATTAAGTTTCTTCTGATTAAAACTCTAGTGATATTTGAAGTAATTGATGAATCAACAGAATCAATTAGAGTTACTGCCTTACTATACTTAAATCTACCACCAAATTTATTGACATCAATTGATCTAGAGTATTGAGTAAGTGCGTTTGAAATGCTAGTTTTTAAATTATCTGGATCATTATTTAAATTTGTATTATAATATGCAGATGTTTGTATTTCAACATACAAATATTTCAAATCTATGAATTCTGGAACAATTCCAGCAACTGCATAACTTTTTAACTTTTGAATTAAGTCTCTTTTTGTTTGATCAGATAAAAAATCACCATTTCGAGGTTTTACGGAGATGAAAACCTTCCCAAAACGAGGTGGACTCAATTCTTCACCACCATAAGCAGTCACAGACTCAACATTTGGGTAAATATACGCTAAAACTGACTCAAAATCGGATGCCGTAACTGCACGATACTGAGATGAGTAAATTCGAGGTGCATAATACTTAATTGAAGATATGGATTCAATTTCATCACCATCTCTTGACTTCTCTTCAGTGGTAACTAATGAAATAGTGTCTGGATTAATAGCAGCACCGTCTTGATTTGTAATATTTCCTACAAAACTAAACTCAGAAGCACCATTTCCATCTTTTCCGTCACTTACAATGTATGAAGTTGTGACAAAATTACCATTTGATAACTTTTTACCAATTACATTGTCACCAAAAATTAATTCATACCTTTCATCTTCAATTTCTTGTAATAAGTATGAAGAAGATGTTGATGTAATTCCAATTATGTTATCAATTTGCTTATAATTAACAATTGCAGTTGATGATTCTGATGGTTGAACTTTTACTTTGATTGTTGAGGTATCAACAAATGAATTTTCAAGAATATATCTTTGATTAAACAAAGAAGTATCAACTGTAAAGGTTTGTGATACGAAATTACCTTCAAAAATTTCAATATTGTTAAATTCAGCAACTCCATTTATAACTGAAACTGTGATATCCTCTGGAATACAGAAAATGTAGTTTGAGTTCTCTCCAGAACCATTACAAATGATGCCAGAGTTTAATGTAAGTGTTGAGGTCTCTTCCAGACCACTCACAGTGAAAGATATTCTCGCTCTTGATGATCTACGAGATCTTGGAACGTAACCAATGTTTCTGGCAAGTGCAACAACGTTTTCTCGAAGTGTAGCGGAATCAAGAAAACACTCATTTGCTGCCATATTCGTATTATAAGCAGTCGTGTATGTATTATATGCTAATGCGTCAATAATTATTGAAAGGTTCGATCCTTCAAAATCATAATCAGTAAAATTTGTATTCGCCTTCAGATAATCTCTGATGGAGATCTTGATTTGATCGAAATCTAAATTAACGTATTGACCGAAAGCCATTATACTCTAGCTGGGAAAAGGAGAACGTCTACTTCTTGTGTTGGAGCGGGAATACCAACAATATCATATTGAATTGTGCAATTCATTGCATTTGAATCCGGCGATACCGTTACATACACACTAACATTAGCAATTCTTGGTTCATAATTAAGCAAAGATGACTTAATTTCATCTGAAATTCGTATTTCACTCAAATTAGTATTTAAATCAAATAAAGATTCGTTAATTACTGAGCCAAAAAAGGGATCAAATGGTTTTTCACCAAGAATTGTAAAAACTATATTCTTTACAGACCTTTTAATTGCATCTTCATTAGAAATTGTCACTACATCATTCGTCACAGGATGACGTTTGAAGGATAAATTGATATCTTTGAATGCCCTAGAAGCCACTATTTACACAAAAAGTTTCCTGTTTTTATTTATACCGCTTTTTTTATCTTTTTACGACACGAATTCGATATTTTTCTGATTCTAAAGCGTCAATAATGTATTTAGCACAAATTCTTGGGTCTTTTTCGCCGCAAGTGAAGAAATCTGCGTTCAAACGACCAAATTCAGGCCAAGTATGACAAGAAACATGACTTTCAGCAAGTGCAAAAAGAGATGTAACACCACATGGACTGAATTTATGTGTATATTCATTTAATATTGTCATCTCCGCCTTCAAAATAGCACGAGTGAAGATATTACGAAGGAAATTTGGACTATTTAAGTCCTCAAAATACCCATCGTAGACATCTAGTATCAGATGCTCACTCATTTCATCCCAATTCTGGTGGTTCATCGATTGAAATTTCTATGTTTCCACCAGTAAAGTCTGTATTATAAAAGTCTAGACCCATATTATCAGTGCCTCCAGCACCTACACTCACGTCAAGAGACCTTTCTTTCGATGTTTTCCAGAAATAATTGTCTTCTGAACCTAATC